GCGTTTTGTTGTAAAAATTCAAATAAATTAAAAATAATTGCAAAACTAGGGTTAACACTTATGTTTTTATTGTTTAGATAGCTTAATATCTGTACATGGCAACAACGCCACAAACCACGAAAAAAGGTACATAAATGAATAACGAAATGTTCGGTTGTAATCCAGACAAATTTATTGAAAGCGTTAAAAATTCGATTACATACAAATTTAGCGGTGCATACATGGTTGCAATGGGCCTTATGTCAGATGCTCAAGAATTAATTGCGGCAGATGCAAAAGAGCAAGCCCGTCAAACTTTAAATTTAGCAAAATACATCATTGGCGAAATTAGTGATGGTAATTTGATTGGTACTGTGCAACGTTAATTAAACGGGGCGCAAGCCCCATTACTACGACAAAAGGTACATAAAATGAGCAAATTAATTCAAGCGTTTATGGCAAACCCCAACGACAAGACACGAGCCAGATTGCAGGCTTACTTGTACAAACACCAAATGGCGGTTTGCCTGGCTACGCCAGCAGAGCAGCAAATCCTTAAACAACACGGTTTTAAGGGGTAAGCGATGAAATACTCATATATTCAAATGACAGACGAGGGCAAACGTCAGCTGATGCGTGAACTTAGCCGTGAGCTAACCGACAAAAAGATTGCAGAGCTTATGGATCAATTTGCTGATGGCGTAAAAACAGACAGCAACGGCGAACCGTACATCAAGATTGACCGTGACGAGGTGCTGATGTGTGCTGTTCCGTTGTACACACATTTCATTAACATTAACCACATTGAAACCGTGACAGCAAACGAGGAGGATGGCAGCGATGAATAAGCGTAACTGGCCCTTTTTGACTGACCTTGGCGATCCCAACTGGACAGGTCGTACCACTCGCACAATGCGTAACCAGACACGTTATTCGGCAGCTGATGAACGCATACCGCCTATTGCTTGGGTAATTGGCCTGTTGATGCTGGCGCTTGTGTTTGGTTTCTTTCCACTTTTATCATTGGTTATGTTATGAACAAGAAATTTCGTAAATTATTAGAAAATCACGGCGTTGATTTGGCTGTTGGCAGCATTGAATATTGGCAAAACGAGATTGAAATGGCTTTGCTCGAGATGTGCGACGAGGCCGTGGCAGAAGAACGCAAAGGTTGCGCTGAAGATTATTTAAAAATCATGCGGGATGCTGTTGCTAGAGAACGTCAGGCGTGTTTTGAGCTTGTGTACAACCACGAAGATACTTATCACCACTTTGGTTTGTGCAAACGTGCTGCCGAACTAATTAAACAAAGGGATTTGACATGACTGACCAACGATTAGTTAAGCAACTTGATTTATATGAACGTGCTTACCTTGTGCTGACCATGTGGGCAGAGGATTACAGCAACGTCGACGAGGATCATCAAAAAGTCATTGATGATCTGCAACGAGAAATCAAACGCATCACTAAAGAGTTGGAAGCAAATGCAACATGGGCGCAAAGGTGACGAAATGACTGACAAAAACCCCGCAGCGTTACGCTTGGCTGAAGATATAGCAACAGATGCTGCCCTTGAAATTCGCCGCTTGCATGAAGAAAACGAAACACTTAAAAAATGTTTATTCCAAATGCAAAACGCAGCGATTGAGTTAGCCAAGCCTGACCAAGATGCTGTTGCGGTATGGGAATTACAAGAAGGAGGATGGGACACCATTGCAGACGCAGATTGGATGGAAACATTACCAATTGGAACAAAACTATACGCACTGGGACAATCAAAATGAATTGTGAACTAATACAAAGAATTACAAATTATTTATCAGCCGGAGGTTTGGTTAACCCTGAGTTAATGGAGCATGAAAAAGTGCGTGACCTGCTGATTGATTGTCGTGATGAGTTAGCCAAGCCTGAGCAAGAGCCAAATTTTTGCAAAGACTGCGGTAAGGGATTGCTTGGCAAAGATCACATTCACACTTGCAGCCCACAGGTTAAGCGTCAGTGGGTCGGGCTGACGGATGATGAGGTGCTAACAACTTGGCTTAGTCCGGATGCTTGCAAAGTGCCTCAATGCGATAAATATCATCATTTTTATGTTGCCATTGAATCCAAACTGAAGGAGAAAAACACATGACTCCGCTAGTAAAGGAAATGGTTAAGCTAGTATCTGTTGCTAACCTGGACCCGACTGAAATGCATTGGTTCGATGTGACAGGTGCGATCAAAGAATACATTGGCTACGACCAACGCAAGTATTTATTGCATCCTGCGCCGTACAAAAACATGATGTTATGCGGTCGCACTGCAACAGGTGATTTTATGGTATCCGTGATGGCAAAGCCTGAAGCAACAATCGTAACAGGTTGGATTACGAAGCCTGACGGGTACAAGGTGCTTGGTTCTTTTCTGTTTGCCGAACATAACGGTGAGATTAAAGTCGGTGAGGTTGACAAACCAATCAACGAGAAAGACCGTTCAATGATGTGTGCAATTGTGACAATGTTTTACGCATCACTGGACATGAAAACGCAAGCGTATGTACCAACGCCACACAAGGCAAATGTCAGTCGAGCCAAGCGTGGACTAAAGCCTTTGTACGACTGGCACACGGTAGTGATTGAGCCGCCAAAGCCCACGCAAGAGCATCAAGGCGGCACACACGCAAGCCCACGCAGGCATCAAGCCAGAGGACACTGGCGCACTTACCCATCGGGCAAGCGTGGATGGGTTAAAGAGTGTTGGCGGGGTGACGCGAGTAAAGGGACTGTTTTTAAAGATTATCAAATTAAGGAGAACACATGAACCAAGTCGCTCGCAACACAGATCCTGCAACGAGTTGGGCTGCTGCTGACTCTGCAAAGGCTTTAGCGGCTCAACACGCCACAATTATTATCCAAGCCTTATGCAAGTATGGCCCACAAGGAAAAGACGGTATAGCGCAGATTACAGGGCTTGATGGTAATCAGGTTGCCAGGCGCCTAAGTGAGCTACAGCGCAATCATGAGATCTTATTAACTGGTCGCAACGTGCAAAGCAAAAGTGGTCGGGCCGAACGGGAATGGAAAGTAATGCCTAAACAGATGGGACTAATATGAGTTACATCATTGGCAATTTACCGCCAATTAAGTGTTTTGTTCGGCGTGAGTATTTGTACAACTTTGAGAAAGGCCACGGTGAGCTTGAGCCTTGCATCTGGGTAAGCATTAAGGCAATCCGTGGGCAAGTGTTTAGAATTGAAAGCCTGTTGCCACGCTACGGCGCACTTTACGACAAACTGCCTATCCAGGCTTATGTTTGGAATACTAAACATGGGGATCTGGATTACGACATATTGCAGCTATGGGATTGTATGGCCTACAGGTTTACGGTCCACGAAAAGATCGGCTTGCGTAACCTTGGGGTCAAATTCTTAGGCAAAGACAAAGAATGGCACTTTGGCAAATACTTGTTTACAGTAGACTTTTGTGCCGATGGTATGGATGTAGACACAGGATTTACTGAAGTTGCTGAAGAACACAAATCATTTAATTTTATCCGGCTAGATAATGGGCAGTTTGCAGCGCAGCCTAACAATCGATGCCTTTGGTATGACCAATCGCTAATACCGGCTAAGACGGACTTCCCAGATTTTCAGGCATCACGCCACATTTGGACAGTAGACGGGTCACGCAAATGGTCAGCCGGCGATGATTGGTTTTACGACATTGGGGAACGAAGTGAGTGAATACAGCCCACACCCAGCGATTGAGTACATTTGGGACAACGCACCCCATTACGCCAAGGCCAAAGGAGAATTAGCGCAGCTAGAGGCGTTTAAATCAAGCCTAAAGGCAATTCTGATGAAGAAGTCAGGCGAAACCGCTGTGTCGGCCCAAGAGCGAGAGGCTTATGCCCACCAAGATTATCAAAACCTTTGTGATGCAATAGGTCAGGCCACGGAAAAGGCAGAGCTTTTAAAATGGAGGCTGACAAGCGCACAATTACGCTTTGATGCCTGGCGCAGCGAACAAGCTAGTAACCGTCAAATGGATAAAATGACCAAATGAAAGATTATTCTGAAAGCCTAATTAAACTTAAAGCAATGATTCATCAATACCAAAAACTTGTATTGCAGGGCAAATATGAAGCAGCCGCTGACATTGCAGTAGATATGCAAATCGTTTTGGTTGATCTTCAAGAATGGACAGAGGCTCAAGTTGACCAAAGCGCAACGTAAGCATAGTATAATACCTATGGTTGTCACAACATCATAGGGGGCGGTCATGGAAATATGGAAAGATATTCCTAATTTTGATAATTTGTATCAAATATCTAATTTAGGGAATATTAAGGTAAAAGCTCGTGAAATAAAAAAATATTACGAAGTTTCTAAAACTGTAGTTGTACAAAAATACAAAGAACGATTATTAAATCCCCACGTTGATCGAGATGGGCATATGCGTGTACACATAGGGATAAATAAAAAAAATTACCACCTGTTAGTCCATCGTTTAGTTTTACTAACGTTTGTCGGTGAACCACCTGATGGTACAGAATGTTGTCATAACAATGGAATCGCCAATGACAATCGGTTAGAAAATTTAAGATGGGATACACATTTTAATAACAATCAAGACAGAAAGCGTCACGGTAATTATGCAAGCGGCAAAAATCACCCAATGTACGGCAAACCAATGTCAGAAGAATTAAAGAAAAAATTATTAAAATTAAATTTGGGTAAAAAAACGTCACAACAAACAAAAGAAAAAATGTCAATTGCTCACAAGTTAGCATGGGAAAAGCGCCGTGTATCGCAACAAAAAACTGCTTGAATCAGTAAGGCAATTTGCTTGTCAACATTGCCAAATTGAAGACGGAACGGTGGTTGCTGCACATTCCAATCAATTGCGTGATGGTAAAGGCAAGGGAATTAAAGCGCCCGATTACCGTATAGCGGCGCTATGCTTTCGTTGTCACATGGAATTAGACCAAGGTAATAAGTTAAGCAAACAAGAACGTATTGATATGTGGGATAACGCACATAGGAAAACTATTGGGTTGTTATTTGAAACTGGTGTAGTTAAATGATTGCTACCCTCCAGCTGCCGTTGCCACCATCCATGAATACGTATTGGCGCAACTTCAGAGGCAGGACAATACTTAGTCAGGGCGGCAGAAATTACAAACAAGCGGTGCAAGAGTACGTTACGGTCAACAAAGTGCCTAGTTTTGGCGCAAACAGGCTTATGGCAATTATTACTATCTTTCCAAGGGATAAGCGCAGCATTGATTTAGACAATAGGCTAAAAGGCTTATTTGACGCTTTGCAAGATGCAGGCGTGTTTGACGATGACGGACAGTTTGACAAAATAGAGATTGCAAGGGGGTCGATTAAATCAGGCGGCGGTTGTACAATTGTTATAGCTATCTTGTGAGGTCACTATGGACTATCCTGCCGTTTTCGTGTCTACCTTGTTCCACAGCGGGACAAATGCACACTTTCAACATCTAATGACCGATAGCTACGCAAAGCACGTTGCGCTGGCTGAGTATTACGATGGCATTGTTGATTTGACAGACAAATGGGCCGAAGCTTATCAAGGGTCTTATGAAATCATTAAATCCTATCCAAAGGATTTTCATTTAGCTACTGACCCCGTAAAATACATGACGAGCGTCAAAGCATTTGTTAAAGACATTCGAACCGAGTTGCCACAAGATTCAGAACTATCTAACATTGTTGATGAAATTGCAGGATTGATTGACTCAACCCTCTACAAACTAAAGGCGTTCAAATGAATAAGCCTGGACTCTACGCCAATATTCTTGCAAAACAAGAACGCATCAAAGCAGGCAGCGGCGAAAAGATGAGAAAGCCAGGCGATCCAGGCGCACCTACGGCTAAAGACTTTAAAGAATCAGCTAAGACAGCTAAAGACGAGAAGAAATGACAGCGGCTTGGCAACGCAAAGAGGGGCAAAACGCTGCTGGCGGTCTAAATGCCAAGGGTCGAGCAAGTGCCAAAGCAGAAGGCATGAACCTCAAGCCACCAGTAAAGTCAGGCGATAACCCACGCAGAGCCAGTTTTCTCGCACGCATGGGTAATATGCCAGGACCAATGGAAAAAGACGGAAAACCGACTAGGTTAGCGTTAGCCTTAAAAGCATGGGGCGCATCAAGCAAAGAAGATGCAAGGGCAAAAGCTAAGAATATCAGCGAACGCAATAAGTAAGCTAAACTCAACCAATCTTAAATCTAAGACCATTGAGAAAAGATATGGCAATTGAAAAACAATCTAAGCCTATCAAAGGCGGCAGAAGGGAAAACGCAGGCAGACCTGTTGGTATTCCTAACAAAAGCACAACTAAAGCTAGAGAGGCTATAGCGGCTTTTGTAGACGGTAATTCAGACAAACTTCAGCTATGGCTAGATCAAATAGCAATTGATGAACGATATGGCCCAAAAACAGCGTTTGAATGTTTCATGGCTGTCGCTGAATACCATGTTCCAAAACTTGCACGAACCGAACACACTGGCGCTAACGATGGCCCGATTGAATTGGTGGTGAAGTGGCAAGACGGGAAGTAACGCTGCCCTACAGTCCACGGGATGCGTTCAAACCGTTTCATAACCGCACCGAGCGTTGGGCTTGCCTAGTTGCACACCGACGAGCCGGAAAGACAGTCGCAGCCATCAACGACATTGTTCGGGCTGCGCTCATGTGCAAAAGCACAAACCCACTATTCGCTTACATTGCGCCATTCCGCAGCCAGGCTAAGTCTGTGGCTTGGGATTACCTTAAACACTTTGCCCAGCCTGTGCTTGCGTCATCCAACGAGGCCGAACTGACCATTGAGCTTATAACTGGCGGCAAGATTCGCTTGTTTGGGGCTGATAACGCAGATGCCATGCGTGGCTTGGGCTTTGATGGTGTGTTCATGGATGAGTATGGTGACTTTAGGCCTAGCGTGTGGGGTAACGTTATCCGACCTACATTGTCAGACAAGCAGGGTTGGGCTGTGTTCGCTGGTACGCCAAAGGGTAAGAACCAGTTTTGGCAGATATTTGAAACAGCTAAGAAAACGCCTGACGAGTGGTTTCACCTTGTCCTAAAGGCAAGTGAGTCTGGACTCTTGCCTGACACAGAGCTACGGGCAGCTGCCGCACAGATTAGCGATGACCAGTTCCTACAAGAGTACGAGTGTTCGTTTGAGGCGGCAATCCTTGGCGCTTTCTATGGCGAAGATATACGCAAGATCACAGATGCCGGTCAGGTTAGGCGTGTTGATTACGATCCGCACCTACCCACATACACGGCTTGGGACTTAGGCTATCGTGATGACACGGCTATTTGGTGGTATCAGGTGGTACGCAACGAAATCCACATTATTGATTATTTTGCAATAAGTGGTGCAAACATTGCAGAAATAGCTAAAATAGTCGTAGAAAAGCCGTATAAATACGCAAAACATTACCTACCGCACGATGCAAGGGCTAAAACATTAGCAGCAGCGGGTAAGTCAGTCATTGAGCAGTTGAGTGAGTATCTAGGGATTAACAACATGGCGATTGTGCCTGACTTGTCGGTGCAAGACGGGATTCAGGCGGTCAGACAGATGTTGCCGCAATGTTGGTTTGACAGCGAACGAACGCACGATGGGCTAGAGGCTTTACGGCAATATCAGCGGGAATACGACGAGGACAAGAAAGCGTTTAGGCAAACGCCCAGGCATGATTGGACAAGCCACCCAGCAGATGCGTTCCGAATGTTGGCGATTGCTTGGAGGTTAGAGCCAAAGGTTAAGCAGCCAGATATGGTCAAACCGTTGATTGTCGGGCCTGAGAACACAGTAACTTTGAATGATATGTGGGCAACCCACACAACAAACCGGAGTAGAAGATTATGAGTGGCGTACAACATCCCTACGAGTATCAATACGAACACGTTGCAGCAGGACAAACCGCACAAGTCTTAGGCGGCACAGGCGCAGTTGGTGATTACCTAGCCCGTTTAATTTGTACCGTAGCAACATCTGCAACGGGCAACGTTGTTTTGTTTGACGGTGCAGGCGTTTCACATACCGTTTTGCCAGCGTTGTGCGGCACAGGTATTAACACTTACAACATTGAGATAGGCTCTATTTCTAAATTTGGATCGTGGAGAATCACGACAGGCGCAGGCGTGGAAGTGTTAGCAATTGGCATCTTTAGCGCATGATCGTAGCAAGCGTATTGCGGTCAGGTGGCGATTTCAAGCCTGAACACGTTTATGCCTTGCAAAAGATGTGCGCCAAGTATCTGCCACCGCATGAGTTTGTGTGTCTGTCGGACATGGAATTAGAGTGCAAAACCATCTCTTTGTTGCATGACTGGGTTGGTTGGTGGGCAAAAATGGAGTTGTTTCGGTTACCAAGTGCGCTGTACTTTGACCTAGACACGGTGTTGACTGATGACTGCACAGCAATGATTGAGGCGGCAAAGCAGCACGATTTTGTAATTATGCGTGACGTTTACAGGGGTCAGTACAACCAAAAAGCCATGCAGTCAAGCATGATGTATTGGTCGAAACCTGTTGATTTGTACGACAAGTTTGCTGCATTACAGATGTATACGGCGGGTGGCGATCAAAGCTACATTGAACACTTTATGCGGGACAAAGTGACGTACTGGCAGGACATATGTGATGGGATTGTGAGCTTTAAGGCTGATGTGTTGCCCAAAGGGTTAGACAATGCCAAGGTGGTGATATTCCACGGCAAGCCTAGACCGTGGGAACAAACAAGGATACCGTATGAAATTGGTTGAAGGCTGGCAAGTTCCCGATATTGACGAGTGCTGCATTAACGCACTCTTGGTCGAGCTACCAGACTTAAATGTGAGCTATACCCACATGAACCAGTTCCGCACAGTCATTCAGGCCGGTGGCAATATCGGTGTTTATCCCGCAACGATGGCAGGGCAATTTGATCGTGTCATTACAGTCGAGCCTGACCTGGTTAACTATCAGGCGTTGCTACTAAATGTCGCAGGCCACGCCAACATTGAACACCATTGGGCTGCATTTGGCGAGAAACAAGGCACAGCGTCAGTCGATCACCCATACCCTGAGAACATTGGGGCGCATCAGTTGAAGGCCGGTAATGACGTTCGGGTGCTGACAATTGACTCTTTGTGCGTAGATAACTGCGATTTCATTCAGTTAGACATTGAAGGCTACGAGCATTTAGCATTGCTTGGGGCTGAAAGAACCATTAAAAAGACGTATCCGGTTATCACTCTTGAGTTGAAAGGCTTGGGCAGTCGTTATGGATACACCGACGAGGACACAATCGGATTACTCCAAGGTTGGGGCTATGAGATTGTCGGACGGGTAAACCGTGACGTAATTTTTGCGAGATACTAAGATGGAAGCATTGACTGGCGTTCAAAAGTGGCTAAACGTAATCAGCCAATACGACAACGAGTTTAAGAAGTGGGAGGCTCGTACTCAAAAGATAGTTAAACGCTATCGTGATGACAACCGTAACCAAAACACAAACGAAACCGCTAAATTTAATATTCTGTGGTCTAACGTACAAACGCTAATCCCTGCGGTGTATGCCAGGCTACCAAAGGCTGACGTATCTCGACGCTTTGGTGATAATGACCCAGTTGCCCGTGTTGCGAGTCAATTGATCGAACGTGCCTTGGACTTTGAGATTGAGCATTACACCGATTTCAGATCGACCATGAAACACGCAGTTGAGGACAGGTTCTTGGGTGGTCGAGGCGTGGCATGGGTGCGTTACGAGCCGCACGTTCGGGCGCAAGATATTCCTGAAGATGGTTTGCAAGTGACCGAAGATGTGGACGAGGTTGACAGCACAGGTCAACAAGTCAAAACCGCTATGACGCTTGATGGCGCTATGGGCGAAGAAATCGAGCCACAAGAGGAAATTGAGTACGAGTGTGCGCCTACCGATTATGTTCATTGGAAGGACTTTGGACATTCCGTTGCACGGACATGGGAAGAAGTCACTAGCGTTTGGCGCTGGGTGTACATGACACAAGACAGCCTGATTGAACGATTTGGCGAGGAAATGGCTAAATCTATCCCGTTAGATGCAGGGCCGGAAACCAATAAACAATATTCAACTCAATCCAAAGATTTCACACGGGCTAAGATTTGCGAAATTTGGGACAAAGAAAGCGGCAAGGTGTACTGGATCAGCAAGAGTTGCCCAAACATTCTTGACGAGCGTGATGATCCGCTTGAGCTTGAGAACTTCTTTCCTTGCGCTAAACCTTTGTACGCCACGATGACGAGCGACACGCTTGTGCCTGTGCCTGACTTTGTGCTGTATCAAGACCAAGCGACAGACTTAGACATTTTGACTGACCGCATTGACGGGTTGGTTAAGGCATTGCGTGTGCGTGGGGTCTATGACGCATCACAACCCACATTGCAGCGCCTTTTGACTGAGGGCGATAACAACACATTGATTCCAGTCGATAAGTGGATGGCGTTTTCTGAAAA